CTGAATTTGCTACCTGCACCACTAAATGCATTAGGTCCACCCAAAAATGGATTACTTTTTTTCCTTCCCCCAAATATATTTCCTAAAAATCCACCGATAGAGCTGCCAATACCTGAGACTGCACGTTGCATGGCAACTTCAACAAGTTTTCTTTTGAGATTATTCAAAACATTTATTGCTGATTGTGCAAGTGTTTGAGTACCCATTACAGCATCAGTTAAATTAGAAACTATTCCTTGCTCAACACTTTGACCAATTTCATTAAATTTTTGTTGAAGAATATCTGCTTCTGAAGTCGCCATAGACAGTGAATCTGAAAAAGAAATTGTTCCTTGGTTAATTGAATCAACAAAAATATTTGTTTGGCCTAAAGATTCATTAAATGTTTTTGTTAAAGGTATCAAGCCTGTAAAGGATTCTGTAATATCTTCTGTATCCTTTTTTGTTTTTTTAGTTATCTTTTCATTAGTTTTGTTTTCATTAGTAATTCTTTTTCTTACTTGTTCTAATTCTTTTAATTTATCAAGAATGGATTTTTGAGTTGTTTCAAAAGCTTTTATTTCTTTTTCAGTTAAACCAAAAGGTCTTTGCCTTTGAATCTCTAGGGAGACTTGTTTTAATTGATTACTTGTTCCTTGTAATTGACTTTCAAATAAATCAACGTTTACCAAATCTATTCCTTTTGTTGGAATAGAATTAACAAAAGTTTCAATATTTTCAAGATCCTTTTTTGTTCTGCCTGGAAGTTCAAGATTAAGTCGTAGTTTTGATAGGTCTCTTTGAAATTCGCTCGATATTAACCTGTTAATGGCACCAAGTACTTTATTTGCTTCTTTAAAAACTCTTTTAAGTGCTGGTTCTAAAAAGTCACCAATTGCAATTGCAAGTTTTTCGACATTATCTATTAATGTGGATAATTGTCCATTTAAAGTGTCAGCTTGTTTTGTTGCACCACCAAAGAATTTACCACCTTCATTAGTTAAATTTATTAAAGCTTGATTTACAAGATCAGCACCAATCTTTCCTTGTCTTTGAGCCTTCTCAAAAGCATCACCCTGTAAACCAGTTATTCGTTTTAATTCTGTTGTTATATCTACACCTCTTTCCAATAATTGCAAATTTTCTTCTTGCTGAAGCTTGCCCTTTGCTCTTATTTGTCCGAAAGCTGTAGCAATACCCTGCAAATCAGCCCCTGTTGCACCAGCAACTTCTGCTAATCTTCTTGTTGTATCTACTAATTCTTCTGTTTCAAAGCCAAAAGCTTTTAAACGTTTAGTTTGATCTATTAATTCACTGCTAGTAAATGGAGTTATTGCACTAAACTGTTGTAACTCATTAATAATTTTATTTGTTTTTTCTAGTGAGCCAGTAAGAACTTCTAGGCTTTTTCTTTGAGTTTCTAATTCAGCAGTTTTAACAAAAATAAATCTAGCTGTTGCTGCCACAGCTAGTGCTTTTAATAGTGGGCCTAAAGCATTTGCAAAAGTTTTAACACCTTTTGAAGCTTCTTTTGCTGATCTACCAGTATTTTTAAATGACCTACTTGATTTATCCAATCTTCCTTTTAATTTATCTGTGCTTTTACTTAAAGCCTTTGTCTGTTCATTTACACGTTGCAATGGTCTGATTGCATTTTGAGCATCAACTATTAATTTGACTGTTGATTGTGCCACAAATACAAATAACCTTTATTCTATATTACCTTGTTTTGTTCTTTTGACGATTCATTTCTTGTCTTTCTCTGTCATTTTTAACTTCATAATAAGCAGCCCAATGTATAAGCTCTTCTTCTGTCATTGATTTCCTTAATTCTTTAACAGATTTTCCTAATTCTGACGCGAGAAAAAACTCAAAATTTAACCAGTTATCTCGCTTGATTCGTTTTTTGCTGTATCTAAGTCAACTTGAATATCCATCATAAATAGCTCAAGTTCGTTCAATACACTTTCTGGTAGGAATCTTTGTAGGTTTTCAGCATCAGCAGAATGAAATGCTTTTGAACCATCTTCATTTTCTGCAAGTTGGCAAAGAAGTTTTGTAGATATTGTTAAGGCATCATCTGTACCAGCAGCAACTTGAGCTTTTTTTCTATCAAATCTTGTTAACGGTGGAAAATATATTTCTTTTAATAAATCTCCATTTGGCTTTTTAAGTTCATACTTTCTTCTTGCTGTCATCACATCACTGAAAGCCTCAGTGATTAAATCAACGGTTCTTTTTGTTGGCATAAAGGTTTTTTAAATTATCCTAATTTACTATATATCAGAAGTGATTGCACCTGTCGATATAAACGAAATATTTATTTCTTGTATTTCTCCTATTGTTGCTCCATATTCAGCACCTGTAATTATTCCAGAAAACCCAAACTTTTTAGCACTT